CACCGCTCGTTTGTCGGAGTGTTCGGCAGGGTGATGGTCTTGCTGAACGAACCCCTGCGCTTGGTTACGTCCTCGATGTCGCTGATGGAGTAGGTGATGGCCACGTCAGTGCCGCCCATGGTGTCCAGCACATAGGGAACCTCAACATTGCTGTCGTTGAGCGGGTAAGCGATTAGGGTTACGCTCATAGGATGTTGTTCTTGTATGCGATGGCAACTTCCAACTGCAACTGCTGGAGCTGGTCGTTCCTGCGAGTGACGAACTGGTAACTATTGGCGTTGACCACAGCTTCCACAAGTTGACCGTCAAGTTCGAGCCATACCTGCCCGCTTCGGACAAGTTCGATGAGCCACTCGCTTTCCGCATCGGTCAGCCAATCGGAGTTGAGGGCATAGACGTAATCGAATGACCCTGCCCACACTTTGTCATAGGTGAGCGTGCCGTAAACGTCCGTATTATACCCAAATGTATCCCTCTGCACATTGGCTCGCTTGCGGTTCTTGAGCGTGAAGGTGTAGGAATCAATGCCTCCGTATTTGTTGACGAAGTGAACAGGCTGGGAGTTGAATCGCTGGCAAGGGCCGATGGTGTAGGTGTAGTAAACCGAGAAATTGCCTGCAAACGAATCCTCAAAGGCGATGGTGTACGATGACCCATCTGCCGTTGGGAATCCCACCGAACCCGCTTGGCTATCCGAGCATTGCCCTGATGTGAGTGCCTTAAGATTCATTGGCCCTGCACCAAAGCGAGCGATGGACCCGCTTACCGATGCAGGCAAAGCAACGGTAAAGGTTCTCGTTGGATAAGTTACCTGAACTCTATCCCAAGGCTGACCCGATAGACCCATGCAGAGGAATCCGTAATCCGTGCCATATACCGTGCGAGTTGTGGGGGTCGTAAGTGCCTTGCTTACGCCATCCGTTATAAAGTCAGGGAAATACACACCGCCACTCCAATCGGCAAGTTCCAACTGCTCCAAATTGCCTGCAAAAGCGATATTCCCCGTTACGTTCGTAGTCGTTCCCGTCTGCACGACAGGCGTTGAACCGTACTCTTCCATGAACGTCAGGCGATACCCCGAATAAAACCCCGCATGGTCAGCGAAGCCTGTCTGCGTCAAGGTTGGAACGGTTGGCGCAATCAACGTCTCCACCACCCTGCTGACATCAAAGAAACCGTAGTTGGTGGTCGGGAGTTTGTCGCATTTCAATCTTGCCAGCGTGGTCGTTCCTGCTGCGTCCTTGACATCGCAGACGTAGCGGTAATTCGTGCCACTTGTCAGCGAGCCGCTGACCTTGAAGAGCATCTTGTTGTATACGGGGGTTGCCGCTTGAGGCGAACCCGAAAGGACTGTTATTGCCATATTATCGGACTGTTGCTACGCTGATGGATTTGCCGAGGACTTCGGCGATGTTTTCGGTAAGTACTGCGACCATATCCTCGGTGACCGCATTGCTCATGAAGTTGGTGGCTCGTAATCCTTCCCTCCGAATCTTATTAGCGATGTTGATGGCGAAGGAACGGTTTGCGGCAATCTTATCCCTGCCCTGCAAAGGAATGCTTTTGAAGGCAATCCATTCTTGGATGGGTCGGATAGGTGGCCGCTTGTCCCTGTACTGAAAGGGACTGTTCGGCGCACGACTGCTGCTTTTTGCACCTTTGACACCGAGGTCCACGAACTTCCAGTAGTCGTTGGCCACAATAGCGACCACGAAGGAAGTGTCGGTGAGGCTTATTGGTTCAAACTCAATGCTGGCAGATAGCGAATCGCTTGCAATAGCCCCTGAATTTGCGAGGTTCTGCTTGGCTAACTTGACCACGCCTTCGAGCCATTTGGTGACCAAGGCGTAGGACTTGTTCTCGATAGTTCCCTCCGCAAGCGTTACGCCGAAGTCAGCCAAGGCTTCCTTCTGCAAGTCGGTCAGTTTCTTGCCTGACCCGCCGACAAATACATCGAACTCCATGCTGGTAAATGTCCAGCCACGCAAATAGTGTCCTACCTACGCCTCATCCGCTCTGCCTCTTGCCTTTCCGCCTCCAAGATGTCGTGTATCAGCAGGGCGTAGTTCAGGAACTCCACCGCTTTCATCGCAAAGATGGCGTCAAATTTCAGCACGTCTTTGTTGGCCATCCTCCAAACGACCATCAGCCAACCGTACCCTGCAAGCGGATTCGTTACTGGCCCTGCACCTTCTTCGTCAGGTGCTTGGAATAGTCGCTCAAAATTTGCAAGTAACTCTCGGAACTTAACAAAAAAAAACTAACGACCCCCCAAACATCGCCAATCTTGGCGTGCTTCTTCATCAGTTCGGCTCGCTCCGCATGGCTCGCCCCGTCGTACTTCTTAGGAAACCATCCAAGCCAAGCGGCCTCCCTGCACAGGGTTGCCATGATGCGGTGAAGGTTCTGCACCAGTTGCCGCTCATCGGTGGTGTTCATTTCCATCAGGTCAATCAACTGCCCTGCGGTAAGTTCATCCGTGAACACAGTCGGAATCCACCACTTGCCCCCTGCTTTGAACTTGCGCTTGTAAGCCAGTGCAGGCAGTTCGTTCCATTCCTTGATGATGGCCTTGTAGCGTTTGGTTAGCGACGTAGCAGGCATATCCCTGACGATAGCGACATCCACTCCCTCCACAATCGCAACCACGCCCAATCGCTTGTCTGCGTCGTTCAGGGCAGGGGATAATTCCAAGGCGGCAATGCGCTGGAATTGGTCGATGGTCAGGTCTTGGAGTTTCATAACTTAACAAGCCAACTGGTGTCCGTGAAAAAGTGGTCGGGTTCTTTTAGGCAATCCCTAACCGCCTGCAATACTTCGGGCATATACGAATCATGACCCGCTATAAACCCGCCCTGCTTGACTTTGTTCTTCCATGCGGTGATGTCCTCCACCACCGAGGCATAGGCGTGGTCAGCGTCCACATACACGAAGTCAAGCGAATGGTCCGCATACTGCTGGGCCGCTTCAACGCTCGGCAACTTGACCTTGACGATGTTCGGGTAATCGGGTAGCATAGCGTCAAACATCTGCTCGGCTTGGGCTACTGCACCCCAAGACCAAGGGTCAACGCAATGCAGAAGTTTGCAATGCAGAGCAATAACCCTGCTACTCACCCCTGAAAAGCATCCAACCTCAACGCCGTGGTCGGTTGGGTTGATGTACTTCTTGCAAAGGTCAACGAGGCCATCCACCTTGTTCTCGTTCTCCAAGGCAGTCCAATAAACCCTTGGGGTTTGCAGTAGTTCTGCGATGCGTTGTTCGTAATTCATGGTCGAAGGTAGTTGTAGTAGGACAAATATCGTTCAATTCTGCGTTGGCTCTTTGTTCGTGCGACAACTTGCTGGGCAAAAAGTCCGTCGGCATCGTAACGGCCTGCCTGCCATTGGAGGTCACCAATAACGGAACGCTTGACCATAAAAGACCCCGAATCAATGCCTCCTACCCAGTAATTCCCAGCGGCCAATCGATGCTCTCCGTTGGTCCAAGTTTGCGCCCAACTCACGATGTCCTCATCGCAGTCCTTGACGGCTTCCCAAAGGTCGGGGTGCAGAATAGTATCGTCATCCAGTTGCAAGACATAGCCGTCTGCAATCAGCTTGTTGGCGAAGTTGCGTTGAGCGTGGCCTGCAATACTTCCCTGCTCTCGGTACAGGTGTTGCTCTGCCTCCTTGGGTATTTCTATATTCGGAAACTCCTCGGCATCGTGTACGACAATCCAACGGTAGTGCCTGCTTGGGATGTTGATGGATTCTGCAATGGCCTTAAGGTTTTCGGGCCTGCTGCACGGGGTGACGATATTGATAAGCATGGCTAAAAAGTAACGACAAATTTGTCAGGCGCAGGCCATCCCTTGCAGGAGTTGTACACCGTCATGCCTTCCCTCTTCCCAATCCAATGCTCGGCCTGCCAGCGGTGTTCACGCACGGGTTCGCCGAGTTCTCGGATGTGCGATGACTTGGCCCACCAAAACGTGCCAGCGAAGTAAGGGTATCCATCGGGGTTGTTGTGGTCTGCAATTTGGGGGAACTCTTCCTTGGTCAGCCAATACGCACCAACGCAATCGACCTTCTCCAGTTCGGCAAGGCATCGCTCCCAAGCCACGACGTTAAAGAATATCATGGACCTGCACCAAAGTTGGTTGATGAGGGATGGGTCGCTGCTGCCCTTGGTGTGAGCGTACAGGTAGGCGGCATCCTCGTCTTGGGAGGCTTTGTACATTTCGGTAAGGGTCGCCTGCTCGTAGGCGTTGGTGCGAGTAACGACAACCTTTACCTTGTCTTTTATGAGCGAATTGTCAAGTATTTCCTTGACCGCCTTGCGTTGTTCTGGAGGTCCAACGATGCCGACCCGAATCTCATCCAACTGTTCTATCAATCCATAGTTGCATAGGGCCATCATGTGCTGGTTCATGATAAGTTGCCATTGGCCGCCGCCTCCGCAATAAACGTGATAGTAGTGGATTAGTTTCATGGGAGCGGGTTCAGTCAAGTCAAGGCCGATGACAGGGCGGTTGAGTTTCATACCAGTATAGCAAAGATTGCAAAAATCAAGACCAATAGCAGGGCGAATCTGCCAAAAATCAAAAGCGTGTCAACGATGGATTCGAGGTTCATGGGGTAAAGTTACACCACCAAATACCTTCCCGAGTTACTGACCGCAAGTTTGTTGAGAGCCACATAACGCAGGGCATCGCAGGCGTGGTTGAACGAATCGATGGGAACCCCCGTGTCCTTGCCCTCTTTGTCGGTGGCCCAAGTGTACGAGCGGAGTTCCTTTATCAGGTTTGTCGAATCCTTGGTGATGTGAAGATTGAACCGCTTCACGATGTCAATCCCCTGCCTGACGCTATCGGGGCCTTTGCTTGCTGGCTTGATGTTGAATCCGAGCCGATAGATTTCCTCAATGCTCTTGGGTTCTGCGCTATCAGCCACAATCTCCCAAGCCCGTGTGATGCCGAACTCCTTCAACTTGGCGGCAATGTCCGAGTTGGTGAGGCCACGGTTGTACAGCAGTTCATGGACAAAGAGGTCATCCCCCCTGCGGTACACGGCGACCAAGGCCGTCGGGTCGTTGCTGAACCCCCAGTCAAGCCCGTAGGCGACGAATTTCATCGTGCTTGGGTCTATCCCTTCCACCACCGTGTAATCGCCGTAGATAGCCCCCTGTAGCGTCCCGACTTGACCGAGGCCGTACACCTTCCACCAGTTCGCCCAATAGGCACTCGTTTCGGCCTTGGCCTTGGCCTTCTCAATTTCCCGAACAATGGAAGCATCAAGGGCTTCGTTATCCTTGTAGGTTACGAGTAGGAACTCGGAATCCCTGTCGTGCATCAGTTCGGTGTGCGCCCAAAACTCCTGCACGGGGTTGTAATCAATGTAGATGGCCTGCCGTGTACGGATGGCGAGTTGGTGATATGCCTCCCAGCCGATATTGTTGGCCTCGTTCACAAACAGGACATCACGCCTTGCACCCCGCATCTTGTCGCTTTGGTCTGCGCTGAAAAACTCAATATAAGACCCGTGGGGGAACTCGTATCTTAGCAGGGTGCGGTTATATAGTTCCTCCTGATAAAGCCCCGTAGAACGCAGCATTTTAAGGAAATCTTTCAAAGCCCCACGCCGCAGGTGCGGGATGGATTCGGACACGACGGATATCTCGTAAGGCCCTTGCTTTTCATCCGCTGCAAAGGAATACAGGAGGGATAGGATGGCGAATGTTTTTCCCGCCGATGAGCCGCCCTGTACTATTCGGACCCGCTTGCGGAATCCATTAATCTTGACTGCGGTCGTTGTCGGTGTCAACTTGCAACTTTACGCCCTGCCAAATCGGCTGCGGGGTTATTGATGCGGCCACCTCCTGCTTGGGCTGACCATAGACCCGT